AAGCTGATTGATCGCCTCACGGTTCTTAGTGGTGGCAAGCCACCGCTTCTCCTTAAAGGAGTAATACTTTTTGTCCGGGTTCTCTTCAAGAACCTCATCCGCTTTCTCGGTTGCTTTCTTCCACAACTCCAAAGCGTTACGGGACTCCTCACGCCCCGGCCAATCCTTCAAATCGAACACCGGAACAACCTTGCAGTCACAGTTCGGATGCCACTGATCCATGAACTCCGACAAATCCGCGCCCTCATTGATGAGCTTCAAAGCCTCACTGTCAGGCAGATCCAAACCGGCTGTGTCAGCGCCGAAGTACACCGGGCCACGGGACACCAGCATCAAACAGAAAGCGCATGTCTCTCTGCCTGTGGCGACCCGCGCCCAACCCTTCACCCGGCGTAAAGGAACAACCTTGTTTCTGCCGCCCTTACGGACAACCTCAAACTGCGGTTGCTCCTCCTCGACACGTTCCTGCACCGGCTTATCAGCCTCAACCGCCTTGATGATCTGCCGGCGACCCGCGTTCTCAACCTCACGAACCGCCAACGCCGCAACCTGACCCGACACCACATTCGGAGAGGACTCCTGCGACATCAACGGTCGAACCGGTTCCATCGCCTCGACAAACCACTCGAACTGGTACGGCTCCAACTCCCGCGCCAACACAGGCAAATCCGGGTAAAACCGTTGCCTCTGAAAGTCATAGAACGTGCGTGCCAAAGCAGCCGACTGATCCCGGCGAGCCTTAACCTCCGGGTACAACAGTTGCAAAAACTGAAGCCACCCAGTCACCGACAAAAACGGTTGAATGAAGAACTTCGTGAACTGAACTGTCACCCTGGCTAAAGCAGCCGAAATCAACGCCTGCTGGAACGCATATTCTTCCGGGGTCACCCGCCGACAACCGGGTCAGGCGGTGGTGGCGGGGGATTCACCGTCTGAGGGGCAGCCTGTGGGCTGCGGCCCCCATACAAACCCGCCAACTGTCCCAGCGGATTCTCCTCGGCATCCCACTCCCGCATCTCCTCACGCTCCGCAATGGAATACCCAAGGTCGATACGAGCCCGTTCACGCGGGATGATGCCAGCACCGTTCGCGTACAGCTTCGCGGCGGCATCAGCCTTAGCGGCATAGGTCGGTGTTGACGGGTCACGCCACACCGACTCCAAACGAAACATTTCAGGCGGCACATCCCCGCCCTTAGACACCTTGTAGGCGACACGCATCGCTTGTTCCCACGCCCCACCGAACAACTTGTTTTTCCGCTCAACGGTCTTCACAAGCCGCGACTCCGACGATTTAATCGCCTCAGCCGAAGCAGGATTATCGGAGGAGAAAGACAAGTATTGCGGCGGCAAACCCGTGTAGGCAGCCGCTTTACGATCCAAAGCGTCCAGAGCATCCACAAAGTTGCGTAACTCCGCAGCCGAAAACTGGGTTGCCTTCGCATCAGGATCTTCAAACGCCAAAATCCTTGCCATGTAAGCATCGAACAACTGCTTCCCCGTCTCCGGGTCCACACCCAGATCCTCCGGTTTAACCCCGAAAATCAGGCGTTGCGGGATAGCCATAAGCTCCGCTGTGCCTTGCATGTCCATCAAAATGCGGGCCGCAGCATCAGTCACCGACCGAAGCTCCGGGGTGATCTGAGACGTGCCGTAAGGGTCAGACAAACGAGTCCTGTTGGCGATAGGGATAACCGGAACCATTTCCATGCCGTGCCGGACACGGGACAACTGTTTCCACACACCGCGCTCACGCACCCACTGGACAGTCTCATCCGGCAGATACAACGTCGAAGCAACCAGAGTGGTCTGCTCATCGTTATAGACCGCCCGGACAGCCCTCGTGACCTCATGGGTGCGCGGATCAATCTCCGCGTACAACGCTGTCGGAGGTTCAACCCGGATGATCGGAACCTCCGGGTCAACATTCACATCGAGCTTCGGGTCAGCGGCAGCGACCGTGATGTACGCACGCCCGTAAATCAGGGCATCCGTATGGCCTAGCGTGGCCTCGACATCAAGATCGTTGGCCTGCCACCAGTCCCACAACTCGGCGTCAGCCTCGTCAGCGCCACCAAGCCGGAAACCTTCAACCTCCTGGCGTTCCGCAACCGCATCCACATACAAGCGGGGGTAGCCCACATGGGCTAGCAGACGCCGCATCTCAATAGGTACCGCCAACCCGATAGCGTCGGGCCGGCGAACACTGTCGTAGTACGCCTTGTCCTCGCGGAGCGGGATCTGTCGGTTCTCGTAGGCGTTAAGTAACTCGTCCCGCGCTCTATCCAGGTCAGCCACAGGCCTCTACCCCTAACTGGGCCTCAAGCTCAATAATCCGCAGTTGCAGACGAGCAATCTCAGCCTCGTAATCGCGCCGTGCCAGCATTTCAAGAGTGTTCTCAGCTTTAGAAGCAAGCTGAAGATGTTCCGGATTAACACATCGCGCATTGGCGCATTTGTGATGGACGGTCTTACCTTTAATATCTTCACCCGTATGCAGCCAATACATATGTCTGTGCGCTAGGATTTGACGTTTACGCCCTACATCTTGATCTACCCAAACAAACGCATATTTCTGCTTTTGGTATTTGCCAAAGATCAGGCAATCGCCTTCCAAATCAGACGCAGCAATCATGGACTCTTTAGTCCAAGGGGTGCTGTCTATCCGCAATTTGGGACGTAACGGGGAAAGTTCCTTACCCGCCTTTTTCTGGCTATCGTGTCCAGCGCACAAACCCTTGGCTTTGTATGGGCGGCTGCACCCTTCAAACTCACACGTTCTCACTTGAGAACAACCGCCTTTCGTGTCCTGAACTTCTTGGAAACCAAATAGTCATAACGACAGCCATAAGCGAGAACCGCGCAGACTGCGCTGTCGATTTTCCGCGAAGAATCTTTTGAAGCCTTGCGGATCGAGATTGAATCGTATTGCGTTGGGTACCTCTTTGCGTTCAATACATGCTGGCGCAATGTCAAGTTGCCGTCGTGAATCAACTCACGTTCCAAGACGGCATCCATAAACCGTTCGCAATCAAGGCTGAAGCGTTTTGTGTTGCCACGCATGTCGAAAGCTACCGGCGAATTAGCGGATGCTTTTACCTTGAGTTTGCGACCGTAGTCCTTAGACCAAGCATCAACGTAACTTTCAAATTCCTTCACGTCAGCCCGGAAACCGACAACATCATAAGACTCAAAACAAGACCTAACCGTGGCATCAACGTCTTCCCTTGGTACTTCATCGCCGGGGAAATTACGAGGATTCCATGCTTTGATAAGAAATATCGCAGCGTCCTCGATCCTGCAAGCCACTAATGCTGTCCAGTCATTACTTTTGGAGCCGTCAAAGCCTAAAGTAATGCGGTCGCCTTTTGCCAACACCAACCCAGGCTCATTAGCGGCGTCCCATTCGTAAGGGGCTATCCAGCTATCTTCGCTGGCTTGGACTTGATTCAAAAACTTTCTGCGAGACTCGGTGACCGGGTTGCGAACATCGAGAACCGATTCGATGATCGAATCGACCGGAAGCCACACCGAATCACCACGGGCTATCTCGATGCCCTCACGAAGCTTCGCCAACCCTGCGGCGTACCCTTCCGGGTCTTCCCGCTCAGACGGTATTTCCGACACAGGTGTGTCAGCGGGTGCTTCGAGTGCGTCGTACAGGGTGCCGACATCGACAGCCTGACCGGACTGGACCGCCTGCCAAGCGTCGTAGTCCCGTTCGGCAACGGAGTCATCGCCGGGGATGTGGGCGTTGCAGATCGACAGGATGCGGGCACCGGGGATCTTGGTGACGTTGCCCTCGATGACACCGGCAAGGTCATGGCCGTCATTGGAGTCCACCCACCACTGGGTTTCGTTACGGATCACCAGGGTGGGGCGGTTGCCCTCCATCGAGTGCGGGGAGGATGTGACAGCTTCGATCCTGCCGCCCGCCGCACTGTAAATGATGGTCTTGTTGACTTCAAGGCCGTAGTCCTCTTTCAACTGGGAGGACACCATCACCGGGAACAGCGACATCGTGTTCTTGGTTTGTTCTTGGGACACCGCGACGATCTGAATCCACGCCGCGTGCCTGGCCTTGCCGACAGGTTCACCGTCCGCGTAGTGGCTGAAAGCTACTGGGCCGCACAGTTCCGCAAGGGACAGGGCTGCGCCCAAGGGGTCTTTGCCCCAGCCTTTCATCCTTCTCAGGACGCCGTTGCGGTGACAGTATTTGCCGTCTTCATCGACGGCGTACCACCACAACACCCAGCGGGCCTGCTCCAAGGTTGGCAGGAACGCTTCGCCGGCGTTCTCCCCGCCGGGTGTCTTGACGTATTGAGCCCACCAATTCAAAACACCCCAACCCAGGGTTCGCTCAGGCAGATGCCATGAACTGTCAAAGGTTTTGCGCCACGTCGGGCCGATGATGTGCGGCGGTGCCGGGAGCAGTTCTTTCTCATCCACTCCCGACACCCTCCTAGCTTCTATTTTCTCTGGAACGGCAGTATGTGACGTTCGACCAATGAAACCTGTATGTGGCGTAGCCGTTCGACAACACGAAGAAATCCCCGGCTAACTCCAAATCACCGACCAACGTCACCGACTCGCCGCTGGTCAACATCACCGTGTGTTCCATGTCAGATCACCGGAAGCAGCAGCATCCTGACGAACGCCGACAGCAGAAGGAACAGTGCTAGTGAACCCAACGCCAACTGGATCTTCGGGCCGCTGAACTTAGTAGCCACGCTCCCGAAAAACAGCACCAGTGCGAACATGATCGTCAACATCGTGTATTTGCCCGACACTGCGCCGTAGATGCTGGACTCGGCCAACAACTCCTCAGCCTTAGATGCAAGCTGCTCAGACTTCTCCTGACCTGGCGGCACATAAGAGTCCAGGGCTAGCGGTGTGCCTTTAGGCAGTTTCCCCTCAGCAGGGTCAACTGCACCCAACCAAGTGTCCTGCGCCTCATCCAACTCCGGTGAGAACCGTTCAACCACAAACGCGGCGAAATCATCCCGGCCCAGCAGGATCGCTTTCTGCCACTCAATCCACACCGACGCATCCACGCTGGTTTGTTCCGCGCCACGCGCAGCCCACCGGCTTGAATCCGCACGCAGCACCGTGGACTCTGACACCAAACTGGAACCCCGGCCACCCCAACGGGAAGCCTCAAACGAAGCCCAGGTAGCGGAGATAGCTGCGACCGCCATGATGATCGCCATAATGTTCTCGAACCACCGTTGCCGGCGCTCGGGAAGGGTTTCGACGTGATCCTTCTCCTGGGCGGCGAACAGGAACTCTTTAACGCCGGTCACGGCGTAACCTGCATCCGCATCATGTACGACATGCCTGTCTGGATTATGGTCTTCAGCATCATCGCCCCGACAAGCGTCCACAACTCTTTGTCGAACACATCGGCACCAGGACCGATCACTGTTGCGCCCGCCGCCAACGCGGCGAACCCAATATCAATAGCTGCGCCCTGAATGAACGTGCGGGTGGTGACAACGCCACCGGAGAAAGATTCCTCCAGGTGTTCTACTTGGTCCTCAAGCTCGTCGGTTTTCTTATCGACAGCTTTCTGGATCGCTTTCTGCGTATTCGCCACCATCTGCTGCTTGTTCTGCGCGACAGCAGTGTTCACAGCCTCTTTGATGAGCGCACCCAGGTCGATCCCAGGTGGGACAGCCGGGGCCGCAGGCGGCGGTTGGTACTGCGGCACAGGGGCGTGG